CTTCAGTGCTGTTTCATGGACTTTGTTGGACGTCCCTGAATCTATCAAATGGTGCCGGAGAAGGGAATCGAACCCCCGACCTACGCATTACGAATGCGTCGGTCGGCGAGCCGGCGTAGTAAGGGTGGAATATACGCCCTCACAAATCGAGATTGCAAATTTGTGAAAGTAATCGAAACGACACGTCTGATAGACGACATCTATCACTCCGGCTCATCGCTACGAATGGCTTCGACGGCGCGCTGGTGGGTGAATTCGTCCACATCCAACACGGCACACTCGCCAAAATCCGGACTGATGTGCAAGCACTCTACAGCCTGTAACGGCACGTGGATGCCTTCGTATCGTCCGACGACAAGCATGTTGGAAGGAAGCATTCGCAATGCTTCGCGAAGCTCCTTCACAGTCATACCATGAAAAAGTCGTCCTGAGGATTCGCTTTCAATCGACCGCATTTGCCTGCTCCTCAATGTAATTCCCAAAATGGGAACCGAACCGCTGACCTACTATTGATCGAGATCTGTAGGATCACCGGCTTCGCTGTCGTTAACTTCGAAGCAAAGGGTGCCTTTGACGTAGCCTGGGAGCTTTTCAATTGCTTTGCGTATTGCATCTTCGACGTTTTTGTCAAGGCCGTTGGTTGTAGTGAAGATTAGTTCTACACGATGATAGAAAGGTTGTTTCATAACCGGTTCACCGCCTTTCGCAAGTGTTTGATTTCGAGGTGCGCGTAGCGCATCGTCTGCTGGATCGTCGTGTGGCCCATGAGCTCCTTGAGCTCCGCAAGCGAACCACCGGCCTGAAGTATCCACGAGGCAAAGGTGTGTCGCAAATCGTGCCAGTGGATGTGTTCGAGGCCGCAGACCTGGCGCGCTCGATTCCAGTGGATTTTCAACCGGTCGGGACCGAGTTGAAGCGGCATTTGCTTGGCGATGTTTAGCGCCTTGGGATGAAGTGGAATCGATCGTGGTCGTCCGTTTTTTGTGCGGGCGGGAAGGCGGATGCTGCCCTGCCACAACGTGGGATGCTTGTTGAACCGGAACATCTCGCTGAGGCGTAGCCCGGTGAATGCGGCGAACACGATGAGCCGCCCGGCGTTGTAGTTCCCGCTTCCTCGCACCAGTGACTCGACCTGAGCACGTGTGAGGTAGTAGTGTCGTTCGTTGTTGACCGGCAGCATCGAGATCTTCTGCGCGATCGGCTTCTCGATCCAGTCCCATCGTTTGTAGGCGAGGTTGCACACGCGACGCAAGATGTGAAGGCGCGCGTTGACCGTTGCAGGTGCGAGATGCGCCGATGCGCGAATGACGGCGGAGACCACTTGTGGTACGTCATCGAATGAGCGGTTAACGATGAATGGGTCGAGGGCTTTCGCGTGGTCGCGACTGCGTTTTGCCCCTTTGAGCCTGGGTACGTCTTCTGCCATCCATTTGTCGATCCCTGAGCGCAAAAGAATGGCAGACATAGGCTTTCCTTCGACTGTTTCTCCACGTGCCTCTTTCATTTCTGTCTTCCCCCCGGTAGACAAAAAGAGGCAATATATACAATGGGATAAATGAAAAAGTCCACTATCCGCTTTAGGATAGTGGACTGTGAACTGCGTCGCTTTATGCAGCCATCGCCGTCGCCGCGGCGAACGTGGCGGCGTTGCGCTGGACCGCTTCAGCCGCAAGTTGCGCCGACCGCCGCTCCATCGCAGCGCGGTTCCGATCCTGCTGGACGTCGAGCGCTTCCTTCGGATCGTCGATCGGACGATAAAGCGCCTTGCCGCGCGCGTTGGCACCGATACTGACGACGGTGTACGGCAACGGAAGCAGCGTGATCGCACTCGCGATGGTGTTGATCCAGAGGTTCACGTCGACCAACGCTTCCACGATCTCCTCACCGGTCGGCAGCACCGGCTCTTCACTGTCGCCAGCGAAGCCCATGATCGTGTCCTCGTTGTCGCTCGCATCCTGGAGCCCGCTCGGCGCACCTTCACGACCGATCTGGCTGGCGTCGACGCCATGCTCCAGATCATCGGCGAGCATCTGCGCGTCGTACTCGAGGCGCTGGCGTTCGCTGCGATGCAGGTCAACCGCGGCCATCCAGAGTACCTGCCCCATCGTTGCCTGCAGGAGCTTCTGCGCGTCGAACAAGCCATTGATGGGATCGACCGCGAGTTCGCGCACGACGTGCACGAGACCGCCGGCTTCGCTGTGTTCGATCTTGATCGCGTCGATCAGCTTCTGCCGGCGCACGAGCAGCTCGGCGCGGTAGTCCGGCTTGAGCTTGGGGCTCGGGATCTTGCACTGCGAGTCGACCGCTTCGGCGATGTAACAGCGCGCGAGCGGGCTGAGCTTAGCAGGTTCGGCCGGCTTCTCCGCGGGTTTGCTTGAGCTGAGCAGCGATTCGAGATCGGCGAGGCCGGTGTTGTTCTTGAGATTGGTGGACATGGCGAGACTCCATAGAAAGGATCGGGATTGATCCAATGGAGCGAAGCGACTACCGCTTGGGGTAGTCGCTGTTGCGTTCTAGGGTACGTCGATGAATTTGTCAGGTCCGTCGAGTGAATTGCCAAGGTACTTACAGATGTCGTGAGGTACGTTCTGAATGCTATCGGCACTGTTACAACGACGATAAAAGTCGGCAGCACCACGATCGCCTATCCCTTCGATCCAGCGCATACCTTGTCCTGCCGGATCCCACGGCGCATGCTTCTGAGCTAAGTGCTCTTTCCAATCTGCGCGATCGAGGCGGCTAACTATCCCGTACTTATTGCTCGTAACGCAGTAGCCTTTTCGTTTGAGCTCATCGCCGGTTTGCCCGCTGTACTTAATTGTGCTCATAGAAACTTCCTCTCAAAGAACCCGGCGTGGCGGACCCAGCCTTTGCGCGTCAGCTTCTCATAGCCGATGCAGGCGCTGGAAGCGCGCAGGAAGAGACTGAATAGAATGGCGCAAAGTTCCGCCTGGATGAGACCTTCGGTGCTGTGGCCGAGGAACATCCAGAGGATCGTGCCGTGGAGCAATACGTCGACGATGCCCTTGTAGCCGAGTAGGCGGCGAAACCAGTGCTTGCCGATGTGGGTGAAAAGAAGCGTGATGCCGAAGAAGCTGATGAGTGCAGAGCCGAGGACGCCCATGTGAGTCTCCAGAGGATGAGTTCAATGGAGCGAAGCGACTACCGTGTCGGGATTACTTCACGGTCACAGTTTTCGATGTTGGCGATGTGGGTGAAAGGAAAAAGAAGACGAACTTGCTTCTGTCGTTCGCACGCTTCTTTGTAGCTGGCGTGCGCTGAGAGGAAGTCTTTCCAGCCTCCTTGTGGATATTCGCGCCAGCCGAAGAGACCAAAACGTGCTGTTTCGGCGTCGACTGGAAGTCCGTGGCGAGTGCGTAGAAGTTTGAGCCGGTTATTTTCTTTGCGAAAGTACGTAGCGTCTTTGCGCGCTGCTTCTAGCGCGTGCTGTTTGAAGTCGAGCTGCTCGAGCTTGTGCTTCAACGCTTCTGCTTCTCGCTTGTAGCTTTGCTCTCGCTCGCGCACTTTGAGGAGCTGGTCTGCAAGGAATCTGAGTGTGCGGCCGTCGAGGCGTTTGATCTGGCCGTCGAGGATGGCGTCGGCAGTTTGATAGGATGACTTGCGGTTTGAGCCCGGCATATAGATTTATCGTTTTTGGTCAAAAGTCGAACTGGATAGCAGCATGCTTTTTAATCTGTATCAAATTTTAATTAATTGATTTGAAAACGAATTATTTAAAATATTTTTAAATTATAGCTAAGTGGTTGAATTCCCACGAAAACGTGGTGTTTTGTGCGTAGGGCACGATAGTCCGTGACTTTTGACGGTAGTGCCCTAACTTTTTACGAAGGCACTGAGTGACCGCGGAGCGCTTGTAAGGTGCGATTTACTTGGCTTTTTCGATGTCAAGTAGGTACATAAATATTTTGAAAGTAGATAGGGCACGAGAAAATTCGCTGGCCGAGCGCGACCACCCGGGTCGCGGCCGCCGGGAGATACCGTTTTTGTTTATATGCATTTCTGAACGGTGCTCTGAGAAATCAATCACTTAGCGCTGGTTTAGCGAAACAATTTGAGGTGTACTTGTATACACCGTTACGAATCAACGACTTATCGCGCCCTAGTAAACAAGCGTTTGAAATGCGCAAATGTATACTCGATTTGTCACAAAGTATACTTACACTTAGACGTCTAGACGTCTAAATGAATTGAGCGGACTACGCACTGCGTAGCCCGCTCGTGCATCTCACAACGATTCGAGCAGTTCGAACGCCTGTTGCTCGAGTTCGTCGTCGCGATCGGGGTTCGTATACATCACACGCTCCCCACGGCTACGGACCGGCCAGTGCGCATCGCTTCCTCGCGCGCGGCGAGCATGCGCTCAGCGTACGAGCTGCGCGCTGCGCTGACGCTGGTGCTCTGCGCCGCGCGGGCGCGCGCCTCCCACTTGCTACGATCGCTACTGAGCTGGAACAGCTTGCGGTTCAGAATGCGGACATTCTCTTCGTGCTGCGTGCGCAGTGTGTCGAGATTCGCATAGCTGGCGGCGAGAAGAGAGCGCAGGTTCTCGTTCTCCGCGACCAGGGTGTCGATGCGCTGTTGCTTGCTGCTACGTGCCATGATGCGTACTCCTCAGTACACCGGATTGGTGCAATGAGGCGAAGCGACTAGCGTGGGCTAGTCGCTTCGTGGTACTCAGTTGAATTCCGCGCGGCAGGTACGGCACAAGCGCGCGCCATAGCGCACACCTGCCGCGAAGTCCTTGACGCTGCGTACGGCGCTAAGTGAGTCCTTCGCCACCTCGCTTCCGATCCATTTGAACGCGCTGCCAACTTCGCGCGTGCCAGCGACGATCGCCTCGTTGCTGGTTGCGATGAACTTGCCGACGCGGGCGCCGTTGACGAACGATTTGCTGAACATGGTACGTACTCCTCAGTTCGAACCGGATTGGTTCGAAGAGCGAAGTGACTACGCTTTTTTCAGAGATGGTTAGGGGTACCCACCCTTGGGACTCCCGGCACTTGATTTGCAGGGGCGAATCCGAACTTGGGGTCCGGAACGTGGAAGCGAGGGGCGTAGAACGGGGCACGAGTTACCTCGTCACCATATACATGGTTAGTATACTTGTATACTTATTGACTAGCGCCAGAATTCGGCGTACAAAGCGCTTGCCCACAGACCCCTCCTCATGAAGGCTGCCGCCTCATGCCTTGGATAATCGCTGCGATGATCGGAGTTCCGATACTCCTGATCCTGTGCTTCGGATTCCATCCGATCTTCCTCCTGCCGTTGATCCTTGTCCTATCTCCGCCCAACGGACGCAGAGGCTAGTAATTTTCTAAAATAAATTAGTATAAAACGTTAATTTATTTATTTTTGAACATTCGCTGCGGATGCGCTAGTTTCCGCGGGCATGGACCGTCGCGGCTTCCTCTCTCGTTTAGCGATTGGCGCAGGCGCGGCTGCGTTGCTCCCTGCTGCGCGCATTTTCGGAGGGATGGCTCCGCCAAGTCTCGCGCCTGCGCCACTCGCAACTTCGACCCTCGTTCTTAGCCCTACCCGGCTCACTACTTTTGGTGAGCTTTCTCCTGCGGCGCTCAAGGTATGGAGTCGCCAGGTATGGGTTGAAGCCACGCGACCGTCGTTGGTAGAACGATTGGCGCGTTTTTCTCCGAACGGTCCGATTCAGTTCATGACGGACCTTCCATGACGACCCAGCCGGCCAGCCTCTCGTTCCGCCTCTACCAAGGCGCGACCTTTTCCGAGCCGGTGACGCTCAACGACGGCAGCGGCAACCCGATCAACCTGACGGGCTGTACGGCGAAGCTGCAGGCGCGCCGCGACATCGCCGACACCGACCCGGTGTTCGCGCTCGACTCGACGACTGGCGGGATCGTACTCGGGGGTGCCGCCGGGACGATCACCCTGAACCTTTCCGCTGCGGCGACGAAAGCGCTTGCGATTGACTGGGACGGCGAGATGTGGCTCCACGATCTTCTGCTCTCCTTTCCTGACGCCACTGTGCAGCGCACTTATCAAGGTGCGATCTACGCCTACCCGGCGGTGACGCGATGAACACGCCCCCTCCTCTGCCGCCGGGCTACGAGCTGACCGACGAGGCAAAGGACCGCCTAGCGCTCATGGCGCAGTGCACGTGCCGCGCGCATCGGCAACTGCTCAAAAAGCGCTTTGCCAAACGCGATACCGCGCTGCGCCGCGCCGGTACTCCGTTCCAGACTCTACGCCGCGCCGAGCCGTGACAACCGGTTGCGCTCCCGTCGTCGTTCAGCCGCAGCCGACGCCGCAGCCGGTGATCCAGGTGGTGCAGGCGAACCAAGTTGCGCAGACGGTGGTGCAGCAGACCGCTGCGTCCGTCGAAGCGGAGACGTCTCTTCACACGGAAGCTGTGCAGAACGAGCTTGCGGCGACCACTTTTGCGTCGCAGTCCATCGAGCACTTCGCCGGACCACCAGGGCCGCCTGGACCGGTGGGGCCGACAGGACCATCAAGCGGAACGGGCGACCTGCATTACCGCTTCATCCAATCGATTCCCTCGGCGACATGGCACATCGGCCACGGACTCGGTAAGTACCCCAGCGTATCCGCAGTCGATTCGAGCGGCGCGAGCGTCATCGGCGGCATCGACCACCTCGATGCCTACAACTGCGTCATTACCTTCACGGCCGCGTTCAGCGGCGAAGCCTATTGCAACTGACCTATGTCGACCAAAGTCCTCACTCCGCTTGATTTCCAACGCCTCGAACTGCTGAATATGCGCTTTCAGCAGCTTGCGTCTGCGCCGACCAGTCCCTCGGAAGGCTGGACGTACTGGGACACGACGCTGCACCAACTCGGTGTCTATACTGGTTCGGCCTGGGCGTACCTCGGATCCGGCGCGGGGTCCGTCACCAACGTCAGCGTGGCAACGGCAAACGGCTTTGCCGGCACGGTGGCGAACGCATCGACAACGCCGACCATCACGCTGACGACGACCATCACCGGCTTGCTGAAGGGCAACGGCACGGCGATCAGCGCCGCGGTAAGCGGGACGGACTATGCACCGGCGACGAACGGCACGACGGGCCAGGTTCTGGTATCGAACGGCTCTGGCGGGTTCGGCACCGCTGTTGCGGGCTCGGTGACGATCGCCGGCACGACGGTGACGCTCGGCAATTCGATTTCCCTCGATACGATCACCGGCCTGTCGTCGGTCGGCCTGGTCAAGCGCTCGGCGGCGAACACGCTCGTGGTGGCGACGAGCGGCACCGACTATGCGCCGCCGACCAGTGGCTCGGCCATCCTGAAAGGCAACGGTTCGGGCGGATTCGCGAGCGCGTCTGCCGGTACAGACTACGCAGCGCCGACGACGGGGTCGAACGGTCAGGTTCCGATCGTTAATGGTTCTGGCGGCTGGGGTACGTCCGTCACGCTCGATACGGACGGCACACTCGCCGCTAATAGCGATACGCGGATCGCAACGCAGAAAGCAGTCAAGACGTACGTGGACACGTACGCTCAAGGACTCGACTTCAAAGCGAGCGCGCGCGTCATCGCGACCACGAACGGCGCGTTGGCGACGGCCTACGCTAACGGACAGGTCGTCGACGGCGTTACGCTGGCGACGGGCGATCGCATCTTGCTCGCCGGCCAGACCACCGGCAGTGAGAACGGCATCTATACCGTCAACGCGTCCGGCGCGCCGACACGCGGGACCGATGCGGACGCGTCTGGCGAAATCAGCAAGGGCGCACTGATTTACATCGAAGCGGGTACGGCGCACACCGGACAGCTATGGGTGTGCTCCGGCACCGGAGCAACGCCCTGGGTGCCGGGCTCGAGCACCTCGACCTGGACGCAGTTCGCCGGTGCTGCCGACATCACCGCAACGAGCCCGATCACCAAGACAGGCAATGCGATCGGGATCAACCTCGGCAGCGGCCTTACCTCGAGCGGCGGCAACGCCGTCATCGATACCACGGTCGTCGTCCGGAAGTTCGCCGCGACGATCGGCGACGGCACGAGTACGTCGATCGCCGTCACCCATTCTCTCGGCACGCAGGACATCACGGTCAGCGTCCGCGACGCGACGACCAACGCCTTCGTTTATTGCGACGTCACGGCGAACAGCTCCAGCCAGGTGACGCTCGGCTTCGCGGTCGCGCCGGCTTCGAACTCGCTGCGCGTAGTCGTTCACGGCTAATGGCAACGAAGCAGCTATCGCCAATTGCATTCACTGCGATGGCGGCGCCGTCAAGCCCGGCAAGCGGCTGGGCGTACTATGACAGCACGGCGCTGCGCCTCAAATCGTACGACGGATCGGCCTGGAAGCAGTACGTCGCGCTGAACGATTCGCCGACGTTCGGCACAGTTACGACGACGAGCACGGCGTCGTTTGGCGCGCGCGTCACCGTCACGCATACAAACTATGCCGCCTTGGCGCTCAACCAAAGTGGCGGCAACAACGTCTATCTCGGAGCCGGGACTGGTACAACGCCATCGTGCTACATCAGCAATACCGCGGCCGGCATCATCGTCGAGTTCCGCAACGACAAGACGACCATTTTCAGTGGCAGCACGATCGCTACGAGTTTTGGCTACGTCACCTACAACAACACTGGGGCCGTAACGACGGTGGACTGGTCGGTGGCAGGGATGCAATACGCCACGGTGTCTGCGGCAACGAATATCGCGTTCTCCAATGGCGTCGCGAACCAGTTCTACACGCTCATTATCAAGAGCAGCTCTGGTGGCCCTTGGGTCGTGACGTTCACCTCGATGGGCACGGCAAACGTGGGCACGCAGTGGAGCATTCCCGCTTCGGCGTCCGGCGCCGCCGCGTTCCTCTTTATCTTCACCGCGTCGCGCTGGTTTTTGCTCGGAACGGACAGCGCGACGCCGAACACCAATTCCTACACCTTCCCGTAACTCCCAAGGAGTCGTGCGATGAAACGTGGTGCTCTCTTCCTCTTTGCGCTCTTTCTATTCCTTTCGCCCGTGAGCGGCTTTGCTCAGACGCTGCTTTGCAACGACCAGCATGGTGTCATTCCGATTCCCGGCACCGGACTGAGCGCGAAATGCCCTGACAGTAGCGTCGTACCGCCTCCGCCACCTCCTCCGAGTCCTGGCGCTTGTTCGGCATCGCAGATGAGCGACGTCATCGGCGGAAAAACGCTTGCGCGCGCGTGTTTCGGCACGATCGTATTTCAAAATCCGAATTCATCGTTTGCAGTGAAAGCGAACGTGAATTTCAATGGTGCGATGGACCTCCCGACGATCTTGAGCGGCGGCTCAGCAAAAGGTTTCATGGGTATGTTATCCGGCGCCCCGTTCCAGCTCACGGTCGCCGCCGGGACTTACGTCGCACTCCCGATTACGCCAACCGTGGCTGGCACGATTCAGTTTTCCGCCAATGCAAGCTTCGGTTCCGCGGGTACGATTTCGCTCTCTACTCGTCCTGGTGGATTCGTTCAGGGCCAACCCGGCGTGATCTGTACCCAATCGACAGGCGGCGGCCTCTACGCTAGTTCTGCGGCCGGAGCGCAGTGCCCCTTGCTCGTGGGTCGTACCTACTACGTTAATTTTGCTGGGGTCGATGTAAGCGGCAATCAGGTCTGTGCCGGTAACGCTGGCAGCGATTGCTCATCGGTCTATCTTGCGTATGTCGAGTACACACGGGCGCTGTGATTTTCTGACAATAAATTGCGCACAAAGCGCATTTATATAAATTTGAACATTCTGTACTTTCTGCGATATGTTCCGCTCGACTTTGGCGGCGGAACAGGACATGAGCTGCAAACAGGGGCGCAGTTAAGTGGAGCAGGCGACGTACTACGCAGTTGCCATCGCCATAGCGGCATTCTCTGCCATCATCGCGATCTACCTGCACCTCGATAAAAAAGACCGCGACACGCGGTTGCAGATCGACGGGCATGTCGCAGCTCGAAATACGGCGATCGAAGCGGTGAAGGCCGCGGCGAATACGCAGTACAACGACATGATGCGGAAGATTGCGGAGATCGGCGAACGCATCGCGACGGAAAAGCTGGAGCGCATGCGCGACCTGCAAGCTTATGTCACACGAGCCGAGTTTGACCGCAGGATTGAGCGATTCGAGAACATGCTGGTTTCGCAGGGCGACAAGATGGACGACGTTCTACGGCATGTTTCAGGCATACCGGGGCGTAAGGGATAAGCGGTGCCGCTCCTCGCCCTGTTTTGCATCGTGGCAGCCGCGTTCTTTGTTGTGGCTTGGCTGATGAATGACGACGAGGATTTTTGACATGGCGGCGACGGCACTAAACTCTCGTGGTATCCGGAACAAGAACCCGGGGAATTGCATGTCGACTCAACCGTGGGAAGGCATGACGGGCGCGGACGATGCCGGCTTCGCCGTATTCGGCGACGCGGTATGGGGCTTCCGCGCGATGTTCCGCAACTACATTTCCTATTTCGATGCAGGCATTAATACGATCGACGCGCTCGTCCGGCGCTGGTCGCCGGCGGCAGGGAACAAGACGGCTGCTGATCCTACTGGCGAAGGCCAGGTAAATGCTTACATCAGCGCGCTCTGCACTGCGACAGGATGGGCACCGACTGACCCTCTGCAGCTCAAGATTTGGGACGTGGCGAGCCGCCTATGCTATGCGCAAACGATCCATGAGTGCGGGCAGTTCGCACCGACGTTCACGCTCGACCAGATGAAGCAAGGCGCGCTGCGCGCGGGCATCAACGATGCTCCGCTCCCGATCGTACGGAAAGTGGCCGCGACCATCGCCGGCTCCGGCGCCACAGGCGCGGCAGTGATTGGTGCTGCGCAGGTCACGGTTACCAGTGCGCAGGGGCAACCCCATTCGCCGACGATCACGGCGGGTTTGTTCATTCTCGCTGCAGTGCTGGCTGGCGTCGGTGCGTACTTCTCCTCCCGAGCCAAGCTTGCGGGGTCGCAGTGAGCATCCTTGCTGACCTCGCCAAGATTCCGACGCGGATCTACGAGTACGCGGCGCTGCTTGCATTTGTTGCAGGCGCCGGCGTCTGGTTTGTTCATTACGAGCAGGCCGTCGGCAAACAGGAGTTGCTTGAAGAACTCGACCGGCGCGCTGCGAGCACGCAGAAGCAGCTCGACAAAGACGCTGTGCAGGTGAAGCAGCAGGCTGATCCGAAATTCCACGTGCTCGACGAGGCAATCAAACGCTATGCGCTCCCTGTACCTCATCCTGCTGACGACTGCATCGATACTGCTGACGGCGTGCGCGCCGTCAATGCCGCTCACCAAGCCCGTCGATCCTAAATGCGACGCGCGCGGACTTACGTTCTGCCCACAGCTTCCCGATTGGGACGGTTCGTTCTCGGACGCCAAACGATTGCTGAAGCTCTACGGTGCGATGTACGAAGAGTGCGAGCAACGGCGCGCCGTGCTGCAAAGCTGCGTGGACTCGCTGGCAAAGCGGCATGTCATCGCAACGCCAGGCCAATGAGCCGTGGACGTCCAGTTCGGTCTTTCGTCGTTCCGCACGTTTCGAGAGCTCTACGAGTGCGCGATCGACGACCTTCTTGCTGTGCATGGGGGCGAGTTTTCGTTCTGTGATCTCCGATGGGAAAGGCAGCGTCAAAACCAAGGAAGCAGCGGTCTGGTCCTGCTACTGACGTATCGGGGGGAGTGGGTGTTCGTCTGGGAGATGCAGGAGACGACGGCGGAGTATCGCTGGCGGAGAATCAGCCGGTTGAATTGACACCTTCGTTGCTCACTGCGCAGGAAGAAGAGTACGCCTACAACGTCGCGATTGTGGGGTTGGCGCCGAAACGCGCCGCGGAGTTGGCCGGGCTTGACTACCGCTACGCGCATCAAGCGCATGTCAAAGAGGCAGTTGCCCGCTACGAGCGCGAGTCGCTCGGTCGTTTGCGCGTCACCAAAGAGGACTCCGCGCGCGGCATTCTCGATGCGATCGACCGCGCCCGGATTATTGCGGAGCCGTCTACGGAGATACAGGGCTGGCGCGAAATCAACGCCATGTACGGCCACAACGCGCCGCAGAAGGTCAACGTGCAGCTCGATGCGACGCTGGAGGTGCTCGCCAAGCAGGTCAAGAACGTCCCGACAAGCGAATTGGTAAAGATGCTCGGTGCTGACAACGTGATCGACGGAGATTTCCGTGACCTCGGCACTGCCTGAATTGCCCTGCCGTTCCTGCGGCGAGCCGCGGCCACTCGACGAGTACCGGCTCTTCCGCGACGGCCTGCAGATGGACTTCTGCGTGTGGTGCGAACGGGCGCATGGCACATTGACGCTATACCGGCGCTTCTCGAGCTACGGGACGCCGAAAGTCATGCAGGAGGTGTTCTCCGCTGAGCGCACTCCTCCGGGGCGGCGTTCTGCGGAGCAGGTTCGCCTTCTTATCCAGCCGGCAGTACGTGAGGAGCCCAAGAATAAGGAAGAGCTGCTCAAGCGAGAATTGCAGCGCCGCGAATTAGCGCGCCGGAAGCTGATTTACTTCACGACGACGTTCGATAGTAGTTACCAACCTGGTTGGGTGCACCAAGATATTGCGCGTCGGCTCGAACGGTTTATGGCCGCGATCGAACGGGGCGAATCGCCCCGATTGGCGCTTTTCATGCCTCCCCGTGCTGGTAAGAGCCGGATGGCTTCCGACATGTTTCCGTCGTGGGTACTCGGGCACCATCCGGAATGGCCGATTATTGCGGCGAGCTACGGTCTTGATTTGCCTGTCGGCTTCTCCCGGTTGATTCGCGACCGGATCAAAGACCCGGAGTATCAGGCGATCTTCGAGGAAACGCGCATGCGCCCGGATACGCAGGGCGTCGAGAACTGGATGACGACGCGCAATGGTGGCTACCTTGCTGCCGGCGTCGGAGTCGGAATTTCTGGCAAGGGCATGATGCTCGGTATCCTCGATGATCCGATCAAGGACTTCGAAGCGTCGCAATCCGAGACGATCCGCGACTCGACCTGGGGGTGGTATCAGTCCGTTTTTCGTACGCGCGCCGCGCCCGGCGCGGGCATCTTGCTGATTCAGACGCGTTGGCACGATCTCGACGTGGCCGGCCGCCTGCTCGATATGGAGAAGCAGCAGCGAGATGCGGGCATTCCTGATGAGCAGATCGAGCATTGGGAAGTCGTGTCGTATCCGGCATTGGCCGAGCACGACGAATATTTGCTCTCCACGGGTGAGATTTGGTGCGGTACGCCGCCAGAAGATGAGGTCCAGCCGCGTTTGCTTCGTCGCGCCGGCGAGGCGCTCCACCCCGAAAGGTACTCGACGAACGACTTGTTGAAGTTGAAGCACGGTATGGCGCCGGCGATCTGGTCGGCGCTCTACCAGCAAAACCCGACGCCGGACGATGGCGACTACTTCAAGCGGTCGGACTTCCGCTACGGAGCGGTCTCCGCGGAACGCGCCAAAGGCATGGTGAAGTTCCTTACGGTCGACTACGCGATTGGGAAGAGGCAACGCAATGACTGGACGGTGATGGGCGTGCACGCGCTCATGCCGAATAACGAGCGCGTGACGTTGGCCATCCGGCGCGGTCGCTGGCAGACATTCAAGCTCGCGAAGACGGCAGTCGAACTTATCAAAGAATGGAAGCCGGACATCTATGCGGGTGAGCAAGGTCAACTTCATGCGGCCATCTGGCCGGTGATAAAGGCGGAGCTCGAAAAGGAAGAACTGTTCATTTCCGTCAACGAAGACTTGGCGCCTGTGCAGGACAAGGAGGCCCGCGCGCGGCCGCTGCAAGCGATGATGCAGATGGGCAAGTGGGTCTTCGGTTTCGCAAACGATCCGAAGTCGCCACCGGTCGAAACGGTTGAGCGCGAGCTGCTTCGTTTTCCTACTGGTACGCACGATGACATCGTGGACATGCTTGCCTGGGCGGCTCGCTTGTCTCAAACGCTTACGCCCAACGCCGAAGCACAACCGCCGGTGATGCCGTCCTGGCGGGATGAGCTCGAACAAATGGTCGCCGGTGGCGACGGCTCTTTTATGGCGGCATAGAAATGGGAAGACCAAGAATCCAGTTTGAACTCGCGCAGATACCCCCCGGGCATCGTATTGATGCGCTCCTACGTTCTACATGGAAGCCAAGGGGCGCACGCGGAACAATGGCAGAGTTCGTCACAGTACGGTGCTCGTGTGGCGTTAGGTTCGAGACACGCGCTGCTTGCTTGCGTGATGGGCGTGCGCGTTCTTGCGGATGTGGCCAGTTCGCACGCTATGGGCGCCCCGTAAAACATGGTTTGTTTGCGGGAGTGGATAAATGTCATCCACTGAGTAGTACGTGGATCAATATGATCGCGCGCTGCTACAGCAACAGAAATGGATCATATAAGGACTACGGTGCACGTGGGATAACGGTATGCAAACGGTGGCGCGGCCTAGACGGATTCGCAGCATTTGTATCGGATATGGGTGCACGACCGGTAGGCGCGAGTCTCGATCGCATCAATAACGACAAGGGCTACTCGCCAAAAAATTGCCGCTGGGCAACTAGAAAGGAGCAGCAGCGCAACACACGCTGGAACCGTCGATTTGCTTATGCCGGTAAGACACGCTCGGTATCTGAATGGGCAGAGCTGCGTCGGATTAGTCGTAGTTGTTTGAATAGCCGATTGGAACATGGGTGGCCTATCGCTCAGGCGCTGGGCTTTGAGCGTCGGAGCGCGGCATGAAAGATTCAAAGCATAAAGATTCGAAAGCATGGGCCAACTACAATGACTACCGGTTTGCCTACGACAACGGGCACGACGAGTGGGTGCAGCGCGCACGTATCTGCTTCGACTTTTGGCGTTCGCGCCAGTGGCTCGAATCCGACCGCGTGTTGATGGCTGCGGCGAACCGCCCTGCCCTCACGTTCAATGTCATTTTCTCGCTCATCCGCACGATGAAGGGCATTCAGAAAGCCCTTCGCAACGACGTGCGCTTCATGCCGCAAGCGGATGCAGATATGCAGGATGCCGCGGTGCGTGATGCGATGTGGCTCGATATCAGTACGCAGAACCAGCTTCTGTTCAAAGAAGGCCAGGTCTGGGAGAAGGGGCTCATCACGGGCCGCGCATACTACAAGACGGTCATGGAATTCGACGACAACACGCGCGGGCAGATCAAGATCACCGTGCCACGTAGCCAGGACATCGTGCTCGATCCCTACGTCGATCAATATGACTCGAGCGAATGGACGCGCGTCTTCCATGTCCCGTGGGTGACGCTGCATGACATTGAGCATCTGTTCGGTAAAGCCGCGGCGGATGAGCTCGGCATCAATCCGACACCGTCCTGGTACGACTATGACGACGTGTTCATGGGCGCTGCTCTGGGTCGCCTGCCGTACTACACCTACGGCGACGACACTAATCCGAAGATGCGCCGTGCGTACCGCTTGCTGACGCAAGAGTACAAGCAGATGGCATGGCGCGACGTTTTTGTCGACCTCAACACAGGGGAGACGAAGCCGATTCCGACGGACTGGGATCGTGAGCGCGTGAAAAAGGTGCTCGACATGGTGCCGGGGCTCGGTACCGACAAGAAACGTGTGCAGACGATCCGCGTGTTGACGACGTGCGAAAACACCGTTCTTCGCGACGAAGAGAGTCAGTGCAACGTTTTCTCGATCACACCCTTCTTTCCGGCGTTCGTCGACGGTGTCGCACGCGGCTTGGTTGAAGATCTGATTGACCCGCAAATGCTGCTCAACAAGATGACGAGCCAGGAGCTTGCAATCATCAACACGACGGCGAACAGCGGCTGGATCACGGAGAAGGGAAACCTCGTCGGTATCACGCGCGCCGAGCTGGAGAAGATCGGCGCGAAGCCGGGCTTCGTGCTGACGGTCAACGATATCAGCAAGACGGAGAAGATTACGGCGAACCAGGTTCCGCAGGGCCACGAAAAACTCAGCCTCAAAGCGGACCAGATGCTGCGATCGATTGCGGGCGTGTCGAACCAGGCGCGCGGCTTTGCGCGAGAGGATGTTGCCGGCGAAGCGATCCTCGCGAACCAGGCGGCGACCGACGTCAATTTCGCGGATGCGTTGGACAATCTGCACTACTCGAAGCAGAACCTCGCTCATACCTGCCAAGCGTATTGGACGTGCTATTACGACGAGACGCGCGTGATCTTGATGAACCGCGGGTCGAATTATCGCCCGGATGTGCAGTCGGTCACGATCAACCAGCCGACGCCGGAAGGCCACGTGCTGAACGACATCACGATGGGCAAGTTCACGACGACGCTGATTCCGGCGCCGACGCGCACCACTCTGAGCGACGGTGACCTGAAGAACCTCGTCATGCTCAAGAAGGATTTGGGCGTGAAGATTCCGGACGACGTTCTTATCGAAGCGTCCCCATTGTCGAACAAGCTGGCACTCATTCAGCGTCTCAAGGGCGATTCGAGCGACCACCAGGATGCGCAGCGCCAGGCTGAGTTGCAGCAACAGCAGCTCGCTGCTCAGACCGAGCAGGCCAAAGCAGAGAAAGAGCGTTCGGCGGCTGAGCTCAACGCGGCGCGTGCGGAGAAGTTCCGCCACGAAGCGCAGATTGATCCGGACGCCGCCTATGAGCGCGTCGAAAATCGTCGCATTGATGCCGAGGAGCGCGATTCGCAGCGGCGTTTGACGTTCGACCACGAAAAGCTGCGTGTGCAGCGCGAGACCGCCATGCAGCACACGGCGACAGAGCTTACGAAGCTCGAGCATGAAGCGCGCGAGAACTCGCTAGATCGTGTCATCGATATCCACAAAACTCGAATGCAAGCACAGAAGCGCCAACAGGCGACAAAAAAGAAGGCCGCCACCAAGCCCACTATGAAAGGTAGGAAACAATGAACACCGCTGCCGATGTTGAAGACGACGACCTCGAAACTGCCGAAGACGGCTCGACGATAACGACCGAGCACCGCGAGACGGCGGATGAGCGCGCGCGCGACGAGCGTGGGCGCTTTGTTTCGGAAGCTGATGAAGAGGAAGAATCCGAAGAGGCCGAAGAAGCGCCTGCCAAGCCGGCGAAAAAGCCGGCTGACTCGGAGGAAGCCGCAGAAGGCGATGAGGAGGAAGAGGCTGCCGAGGAAGAAGAGGCGCCTTCTGAGAAGGCCGCAAAAAAGGACACTACCGATGGCGAGGCGGAGGAGTCCGAGGAGTCGGACGCCGCAGCGAAGCCAGGGCGGTTCAGTCGTCGCCTGGCAACCTTGGTTGAGCGCAATCATCGCCTCGAGGCAGATCTTGCTGCGGAGCGCGCGCTGAACGCCCGAGCACAACAGGAGGCGAAGCCAGCGAAGACCGAGCTGGATACGATCAATGAAAGACTCGGTGGTTTGTACGAGGAAGTGGAAAAGGCTCGTAGCGAGGGCGATCCGAAGTTGGCCGCGAAGCTGCAGCGGGAAATCGACGAAGCGAATCGCCGCATCGTCGTTCTGGAGAGCGCGCCGCGCGCTCGCGCGGAGACGGCTGCTGCCGTGGCAGCACAGCAGTTCAACGATACGCTCGATCGCGTCGAAACTCGGTTCGCCGAGCTCAATCCGAAGAGCCGCGAGTTCGATCAGGACGCGGCGCGCGAGGTCGAGTTTCAGACGCTGGCGTACGAAAAGATGGGCATGAAGCCGAAGGATGCGCTGCATCGCGCCATCCTGCTTCTGTACCAGGTCGACTTGGACGATCCTGAGCCGAAGTCGCGCCGCCGGGCCGAGGAAGAAGACGAGCGCGAGCCCGTGACCAAGAAGCCCCTGGTCAAGCCGACCAAGGTCGAGCGCAATATCGCCGCAGCGAAGCGCGGCGTCCCGAGTCCCGATAACACGGCGCCGGAGATCGAAGAGGGCCGGATCGACGTTTCGAAGCTCACGGACGAAGAGTTCGATGCGTTGCCGGAATCGAAACTCGACGAGCTCGGCGGCAATGTCGTCCGCGCAGGAAAGAGGCGATGATTCTTTGTAAATAAATATACGTTTCCACAATTATATTTATTTTTCATAAGGGCTTGTAGCGATGCAAGCCCTTTGCTATACAGCATTCGTCGGATAGCGCACGTCACGCGCCCGCGATAGCAGATGCGTCATTCTGCGAACAACCGCTAAGCCCACGCGACAGAACGGGCGACCAAGAACAGGCATCGCCTTCGGCGCATTGCCTCCCTGTTTGGCTTAGCGGAGTCACTTTCAATGCTTACCAATTTCGGTTTGCTCACTCAGAATGAGCTGACTGTCTGGTCGCGCCGTTTCTGGAAAACCGCGCGCAACGGTTCGCTGCTCATGTCCTTCATGGGCGACGACGAAAATTCCATGATCCAGCGCATCACCGAGCTGCGCAATACGAACGATGGTGCGCGCGCGGTCATCACCTTGGTCAACGACGCGATCGGCGACGGCGTGGTCGGCGACAACGAGCTGGAGGGCAACGAAGAAGCCCTGCGCTCGAGCGACAAGGTCATCAATATGGACCAGTGGCGCACGGGCCACCGCTCGCAAGGCGAGATGGCCGACATGCGTTCGGTGGTCAAATTCCGCGGTACGGCCCGCAATGTCATGGGCTACACCGCTTCCGACCGCGTCGACCAGATGTGCATTCTGTCGATGTCCGGCGTGTCGTATGCGTTTAACTGCGACGGCAGCCCGCGCGTGGGCTCGCAGCTTCCGAACATCAAGTTCGCCGCGGACGTCGTGGCGCCATCGGCCAATCGCGGCTTCCGTTGGAGCGCAAGCTCGACGTCGCTGCAGCCGCTCGATACGACGCAGATCGCTGCTGCAGATACGCCGTCGTGGAAGATGCTCGTGCAAGCGAAGGCCCAGGCGGAGGCTTCGTACATCCGTCCGCTGCGTTCGTCCAACGGCATCAGCCTGTACAACGTCTTTATGACGCCGCAGGGCGTGGCGAAGCTCAAGCAGGACTCCGACTTCCTCGAAGCATGGAAGCATGCCCAGGAACGTGGCAAGGGCAACCCGATCTTCAAGGGCACGCCGCTCGGCGGTACCGAGGGTATCTACCTCGACGGCCTGAACATCCTGTCGTATCGCCGCGTGTTCAACACCACGGGCGCCGCGTCAGGCTCGAAGTGGGGTTCCGGCGGCGCCATCAACGGGCAGCGTGTGCTGCTCTGCGGTGCGCAGGCGCTCGGCTTCGCCGACGTTGGCAACGCGAAGTACACCGAGAAGGTCTTCGACTACGACAACTCGCCCGGCATCGCGGTGGCCAAGAAGCTCGGCATCCTGAAGCCGCAGTTTTACAACATCTACACCAAGTCGACCGAGGATCACGGCGTCATGGTGATCGACACGGCGATCTAAGGAGACCGCGAACATGGCAACTCAAACGAAGCTCCAGGGCCGCCAGTACCCGCTGTCTGCCTGCGTCAATGCCGGCATTGCCCAGATCGGCACCGGCAACGAGGTGGTGTTCAAGGTTCCGCCGGGTGCCTATGTCGACAACGTCGACTTCCAGGTGATCGCGGCGTTCGACGGCACGGGTACGGTGACGGGCAACTTGTCCGACGGCACGACCACATTCATCGCCGCGCAGACGCTGAAAACCACGGGCGCCGTCACGGCTGCGGTGACGAAGAAGTTTTACCCCAACGGCGGCACGCTGACGTTCTCGATCGCTGACGCAAACGGCAACTCGGCCAACGGCCAGGTCGTCGGTTTCGTCAACTACAAGAACATCTACCGCGCCAACGAGGTGCAGGAGTAACAGCGGTAGGTAGCGGCAGCCTTCATGCCGCGGTTACAGGGCGGCCGGACCTCCTAAGCCGGCCGCCTTCTTAGGAGGTAACACCCATGTCCAAGAGTCAAGCAAACGTGCAGGTGAGCGAAACCCTCGACGAATCCGCGGACTCTGTGGTGGGCGCCGCGGCGCTCGAAGCAGAACTCGCCGCTGCGCGTGCTGAGCTGGCCGAGCTGAAGGCGCAGAATGCTGCCGCTGGCCAAGCTACCGCGCACGCCAAGCTCGGCCGTTCGCCGCATAAGAACCAGACTGAGGTCGTATCGCTGCGGAATTTCCGCCTCGCGTCGACCACCGGTCACGTCGTCGTGTTCGCAGCGGGCGAACCCAAGCTGATTCCGAACGCCATCCTCGCCGAAGCGATGGAGAAGGGCTGCGTGCCTTCCGATTCGCTCGACGTCGGCGTGCTCGAACGCATCCACGGCAACAGCGCGCGTTCGCGCGTGGAGTTCCGCGGCGACCTGCGGGAGTCGATCATTGCCCTGTTCCTGCAGGATTTCATCGCGGCGAACAACATCAAGGATTTCGACGCCGCTGGCGAGGTCAAGCATTCGGTGCTCTCCGAAGCGCTCGGCTTCGACGTGCATCACGAGGAGGCCCAGAAGATCTTCCGCGCGGTGCGTTCGGCCGAGCGCACGGGCGAGGATCTGGTGATTCACAAGGACGCTGCGATCGTCAAGCAGATCATCGAGGCTCAGAACAAGACGGACCTGCTGGAGCTTCTGCCGCACACGTCGCTCAAGCCGGCGGATGTCAGGGGCATGCAGACGCGCGATCTGCGCAAGGCCATGCTCGCCACGTTCGCGGGCTATTCGAACGAGTAGCATGCGATGCTCGCGGTTTCCACCGATGACCTTCTCACGATCTTTCGGCAAGAGGTAGTTGACCCCCTGGAGGGGATCAGCCCTCAGCAGCCGGATAGTGAGAATCTCTGGAAAAACGCGGAAATCCTGACCTACATGACCGAGGCGGCCGATGCGGTCGCCCGAGACGTTGAAGGGCTCTACAAGATCCTGCAGTTGCCGGTTCAGGCCAACGTGCAGTTCGTTCCATTGCCGCGCAATGTCCTGCACATCCGCGAGGCCCGGCTGCTCACCGCGCAGCGCCGCTTGCGGCCGAAGAACGCGAATCAGGTGACGCAGTTGCCGGTCGACGACTACGGCATGCACCTGAACTCGGACTTCTGGACGTCCACCGGCGTGCCGAACTACTTCGTGCGCGACTACGACCGCCGCGGTTTGCTGCTGGCGCCCATCCCTTCAGCGGTCGACACGCTTGAGTTGCAGTGCACGACAACGCTGGGCGCGCCCCTCGTAGCGGGGATGCCCTTGCCGTTCTTCGAAGTGCCCGAGCAGCGGTTGATGCTGCTCTATATGAAGCACCTCGCTTACGCGAAGCAGGACGCGGACACGCTCGATCTCAAGCGCTCCGTCGATTTCAAAAAGCAGTACGACGACCGTGTTGTCGACCGCAAGGAACTGCTGGAGTCTTACCGCCGCACGCCGGGGCTCGTGGAGGTGTGGGATGGCCCGACCTACTGACCGCGATCTCGTCAAGCGCGGGCCGTGGCCGCGCGGCGCTAACAACATCGCCCGGGAGGACAGCGTGCCGCCGGCGGCGTGCCGCAGCGCGGTGAACGTCGACTTCTATCCTGGCGGCAAAGTCAGGCGCCGTTACGGCAGCGCGCACGAAGTATCGCTGGCGCAGGCGCGCAGCGGTTGGAGCGACGGGCATTACGCCTTGGTGGTGGCAGGCGACACGCTGTACCGCTTCGTGCCGCCGTCGACGCTAACGCCGATCACGACCGGGGTGCAGCTCGGCGCGGATGTCGTCTACGAAAGCGTCAATCAGTATGTCTATGTGTCAGACGCAGCACGCGCTTGGCGCGTCAGTACGCTCGACGATAGCGCCGTGTCGTGGGGCGTGCCGACGCCGGCCGGACAGCCTATGTTGGCGGCGACGGCCGTAGGGGGTATGGACGCGGGCGCCTACCAGCTCGCGATCACATTCGCCCGCGCTGACGGCGAAGAGTCGGCGGCGACGTTGTCGACCACAGTGGACGTCCCTGAAGGCGGCGGCATTGCCCTGTCCGCGTTCCCGGCCGCGCCGGCCGACGTGGCGACGATCAACATCTATCTGACGGAGCCGAACGGGACGGATGAACGCTGGGCGGCGGCCGTGCCGGCGAACGCGACCAGCGCGCAGTTGTATCGCGGCGCCCTGGGCCGGCCGCTGGTGACGCAGCTGCTCTCTCCATTGCCGCCCGGAACGGACGCTGTCTTCACGTGCGGTCGCCTATTTGTGGTACACGAGAACTTCCTATGCTGGTCCGAGCCGCTGCATTACGGCCTGTATAGCCCGGAGCGCAACTATATCCCCTATGCAGGGAAGATCGTGATGCTGGCGGCGACATCGCCCGCGGCGCAGTCGCCGGGCCTGTTCGTCGCGGTGGAGGGCGGCAGAACGTACTTCCTGCCCGGCAACGACCCGAGCGGGTTCAACAACGTCATCGCCTATAACGCAAGTGCGGTGCCTGGCTCGAAGACGATCGTCTCAGGCTCGTACTTCGACGATCCGACCATTCCCAACGTGCCGTTGCCGGTATGGGTGTCTTCCATCGGCACGGTCTGCCTGGGTATGCCGGACGGCTCCGTCAAGGCGCTGACCGAAGGCCGCTTCGCCATGGCGATCGGAGACCGCGGCGCCGCGGTGGTGCGCGAGTTGAACGGCATCCGCCAGTTGCTCTTCTCGATGCGGCCACCGGCGATGGCGTCGCGCCTAGCGGCGCAGGACACGTTGACGATCAAACGCGTCAAGAACGGCATCGAGGTGCAGCGATGATCGTCGTCACTCCGTCGGCTGGCGCGCAAGCTCCAAATCGGTATGACCAACGCCTCGCAGAGTGCCGCGTCTGCGATCAGCGAAACGACCTCCCTGGTGGCGTGCTCCAGTGTAGAGCGTGTGGGTGCTTCATGAACATCAAAGCACGAATTCCGGGCGCGAAGTGCCCTCTTGGCAAATGGTGAGGTGACCTATGTATCTTGGCGGCAAGCATTTGTCGGAATTCGCTCGCGCATTCCGCAATCGTCGATTCGAAAAGGCGGACAACGGTCTGCTGTTGTTTCCCGAGCAGAAGTGCTTCGTGGGTGGCGTCGGCGCGATCTCGCGCAACGGCGGCCCGGCAGAGCCTATGGACAATCTCGTGGTGCTGCAGGGGCGCATCTACATGCTCACGGCGGCGTTGCTCGCTGGTGCGCAGCAGGGAGCGTGGTACGTCGCGCCTTTCGCGACCAATACCGCTGTCGCGGACACACTCACCGCGGCGAACTTCAACTCAACGCTCGTCGAGTTCGTCAACTACAGCGAAACGACGCGGCAGGCGTGGACCGCTCCGGCACCGTCGGGTTCGAGCGTGCTGACAAATGCGGCGTCGCTCGCGACCATTACGATCAGTAACGGTGTGCAGACCGCCGTGTATGGAGCAACGTTGCAGAGTGTGTCGGCCAGAGGTGGCGGCACGGGCATCTGTTTCTGCGGCATGCAGGCGCCGACGCCGAAGATAGGCCTCGAGCTGGGCGAGACGCTCAGCTTCAGCTACGGCATCGCGGCGACGAGCAGTTGATCAATGCCGGCCCGGTATGCCTTCCCGCGTCGACTTTTGCTTCTCGGCGACCGTGTAGCCGCTGAGAAGCTGGTCGCGCGTGGGGATGCGCTGCTGGGTTCGTTCATGCAGCGACTTGGTGAGGCCGGGCTGCGTACCGGAAAAGAAATCCGTCGCGAGGGTGACGTTGTTTACACCTTGGCGTACGACTCCGCGCTGCCTTCTCTCGCAATCGAGGTAGCTGTCAGCAGCGCAGGTCAGGAGCGGTTCTACAGGACGGACGTCTGGTCACCTAATGGCTTCGTGCTCACGCCGGTATCGGACGCTCAGCCGTTTGGCTGGGGGTTTCCGATGCAGATGAAAGGCCTCGACCCGTACTCCCAAGCGAATACGGCGCCGGGATTGGATGTGTCGCGTTGGACCGAACGCGGCCCGCTTGCGAACGTGTTGCTTACGCGCGTTCCCGGCGCTGGATACCCCAAGGTCGGGGATACGACGGCGCCGATCATGTTTCGGCCGGACAAAGGACTTCGGCCACGGAAACTGCGTACGGGCGACGCGCGGCCGGATGTATCGCACGCCAATGCGGACGGTGATATGAAAGCCTACCGTCCGGAATTCTCTGGCTTCGCTGAAGTCGGTTACCAGCAGTCTAAGGTACTGCGTAGGAACGGACTCAATCTGCTGAATAAGCACCGTGCGGATATGGGCCTCGACCCGCTGAATCCGCCGCTTCGTGGCTTCTACTCGATCGCACAGAATTATTCTGACATGTGCGCGGCGACAGCCGGTGCGGGTCATTACAACCCTGCGTTCTGGCAGTTCTACAAAGTGCCCGGTGACCGCGAAGGTCATGACGGCGTGCCGAACTTTCAGAGCAAGACCTACGACCGTGATCGGAATCATCTCGACTATTCGAACGAGAACCTATACGTACTCGCTTCACAATTTGTCGATGTGGGCGTCGACATAAATGGCGAGCACTACGGATTCGCTTACGGCGTTCTGACGTCATCTTCAAAAAGCGCGTTCAACGGTTGGCTCGGATCACCGCCGCACCGTGCAACGATTGAGAACGTCATCTGGAACGGTCACTCGTCGTTCGCGGATATCGGAGTAAATGGTTTTTGGACTCAGAGCTTCGTACGCAAAAAGCAGTGGCTGGACTGCGGGGATGCGTATTGGTTTTCACGCCACGAGGAAATTCCTACGTTGTCTTGGGACTCGTTTCCGTATCGCGCGCTTGCGATGGAGACGTGGCCGATCGGCATTCACTTCTCGCCGACGATGACGACACGCTATCTCGACTGTGCGTTCCCCGGCAACGGAGCGAGCTACCAAGAGAGCATTCTGTGGGACGACCCACACACGGTTGCCGACCTCGCGTCGATCACTTTCACGGCGCCGGACATCGTGAGCGACGACGGCTTGTTCCGCAATTCGTCTTGGTACGGCGCGTTCCAGCGCGACGCTGAGCATGACGCTGAAAATTCCTACAGCTTCCCTTACCTGACCAACGCCGTCTACCTGCGCGGCCGGCAGATTGCAATTGCACCGGGGTTGGTGCTCGGTACTGCGATCCAAAAAATCGTTGCGGATGACTTCGCGCAAACGACGGTGTATCGCCTGCACGTGATCGTGCACGAGAAGGATGATCAACCGGCGAATCCTGGCGCTAACGGCTCGATGGCTGTGATCCACTGCTATCACTGCGATCTCGACGATGTGAGCGGCTACGCCGCCCACAACAGCGATGTGATCAAGGGCGTCCGTACCAATGACCCGCCCGCATATCCGTGGCTCGAAAGTCCGGATCGCTGGTCTTGGGTAGACGATGGCACGATCACCGTAAACACCACGGGTGGCGGTACATCGAACTTGCTGCGCTATCAGTGCTTGTGGCGGTTCAACTCAATCGGCGACGAAGCGTCGTGCTTGCGCGAATTCGTCACCAACGACGACATTCGCCGTCAGATTTATTCGGCTGCGGCGTGGTCGAACTTGAATCGCGTCAACACCGATTGTCCGGCATCGCAGTGGAGCAACACCTATGCCGGCGTCGAATGGTTCGCGTGGTGGAGCGCCGACAACCGCACACTCACGCTGGCCTACGAGAAGAACCCAGACATCTCCAACAACGGCGCAACGCCGTACACGCCGACGCTGACGATCAGCGGCACGGCGCCGATTGCTGCCACGCAGAAGCTAGGTTCGGTGCCGATTCCGGTGGACATCGCGCCGATCACTTACCTGCCGGGCTATCACTGCGCTGTGCAGGGGCGCCACATCGCGCTCGATTACGATGAGCACGACAACCTCACGTACATCTTCTACGTCGCTGTGCAGTTGCATGCGCAGGTGCCGATCAATCAGGACACGGATGTGACCGTGGCGCCGTACAACGGATTGATTGCGAAGGGCCGCTTTGATGTTTCGTCCATCGACAATTTCGACAAGGTCATCAATTTTGGCGACTGGATCAATTTGAACCGCTCCATCGGGAACATCGCGATTGCAGACGTGAATGACTTCGTGGTGATCACCACTGCATACGATAACTTCGAATGGGTGGTATTCACAGAGGGCGTTGAAACCCTCGGTGGATTCAACGCGTCTGGCTGCTGGCCTGATCATTTCTTCGTCGAGGTGTACCGCAATGGCGACCTGCTGACGAGGCAGCAAATCACAAACCACGGCTTTTTTCTTGACAACCAGCCATGGTGTGAACGGCCTACCGGCGTGCCTGAAGCAAACGGGTACATCGCTTGGGTGATCAAGTCATGCGATCTCGCTGTCCCAATGTACGCGAAGCAGCGCAATGGCGATTGGATCATCGGCTTCAACTGCATGGGCCAGCCGGGCGCATTCCACTTCACTGGCACGCCGAATTGCAAGGCAGATCCGCACCAGTCGGTTTGCTGGCCGAATCAGTCGCAACTGTACGGTTCGCAGGACAGCACGATCTCTGGCTCATTCGGTGACACCAACGCACCTACAACGCCGCTTGGTGGTTGGATCAGTTCGTCTTTCCTCGAGCAAGATGAGCTCGCCAGCCTCATGCAAATTCCCGGCGCCAACTGCCGGTCTTGGTATGCGAGGGTCGTCTGATGGGCGTCAACGTTATCAGCGACCACGCTCATTGGAACAATTTCCTGCTGGGTACGTGGAACTCCACCGACGGGAAATACGAGGCGAGCAGCGTCATCAACACCGTTTACGGATGCACTACAACCGGCAGCGATTCGGTGTACGGTGGATCGATCAACGCAGGAGACTATGTTTCGTTCAACGTCACCTGCCTTTCAGCTCCGGTGAGTTCGTCCAACGACCTTAGTCTTTGGGTGAACGGAACGCCTGTAGCGGATTTCGATCTGAACTCGCCCGGTTCGTTCAACTACTCGCAATACGTCCATCCCGGAGATTCAGTCTTTTTCCGGCTATGTACTGGTTGTTGCTTGTACGACTACGAGTTCCAAATTACGCCGATCGCCATCGCTGGCAACTTCTGGACGAACTACGCAGGTTGCCACGAGACATGATCGATATTCACGTTCTCCTTCACCATTCCAATGCGGAGTGGGACACGCAGAATCACTCGACCATCGATCGGGCGATCAACCTTGCGCCCTTCCCGGTCGTGCTACACCGCCTGCCGGGTGAGAACGGACATATCGGCCGCGGTCGCGCGCGCGGCTACGCCCTCGGGACACAACCCTATGTCACCTACGTGGACCACGACGACTACTTGTTGCCCGACGCACTGGCGGCACTCTGGCCAGCCTTGCAGCAAGCGCCCGACGCGATCTTTCCGTGGGAGCTTGTTGTCCAGAACGGATTCGTAAGCGTCGGACAGAAGATGCACCACCTTTGCGTCTACAAGCGCGAACACATCATCGATCACGCGAAATACGTCGCGTGTGGGGATCTCGCTCAGGTCTACGTCCTGGTTGGCAAGAGGTGCATCGAATTGGAGCACCGCGGATACGTGCACCGCGTGTACAACAGCGAGGGTAAAGCTCTGCGCAATAGGAATATTCAAGAGTACGTCGAAGTGACGAAGCATCTTAGGTAATCCCATGGCCCTTCAAGTATCCAGCGCTGCCCGCGCAATATACGCTCAGAACTTCGTCTCCATGTTCAATGGCGGTTGCATCCGCGTGTTCGCAGGATCACAGCCGACGAATTCTGACATGGCGGAGAACTCGCTGGGCGCAACGCTTATCGGCTATATCACCAACGGTGGCGCACCTCCTGGCTTCTTCGGTGCCGGGCTCAACATCGTGCAGTTGACGACCCTCGCTGCGAACGATCCGTTGCAGTTTTGGGTGTTGAAGCCAATAGCGAACGGCGCGGCTTCGTGGTTCCGCTACGTCGCTGATCCTAACGATTCCGGTGGCCTTTCGTACAGCGCCCTGCGCTTCGACGGCGCTGTCGGAGATACGACAGCAACGAAAGAGCTGATTCTCCCTTCCACCACACTGACGTTCGGCTCTCCGCTCGCGCCGATCCAGATGATCTACACCATCCCCGCAGCACTATAGGTGACGACATGGCAAACAACGATGTACTTTTTTCTACTAACCTGAAGGCCGCGCTTCTCGGCACGAGCCCCCTCAAGACGCTGATCGACAATACCGTCATCAACGGCTATTCCGGTGCGTTCCCGACCGACCCGGACGCGGCGCTGTCCGGTGCCACGCTTCTTTTCCAGATCTGCAAGGGCGACGCGGCGCTCGCATACGACCTGGCGTGGGACGCGACGACGACGCCGGGCTTGCTGCAGAAGCCTTCCGCAGACACTTGGAGTACGCCCACGGGTACCGGTGCGATCGCCGCGGGTACCGCGAGTTTCTTCGTGATCAACGTTTCGGGCGACAACAATTCGACGACGGCTTCGGGTACCAATTACCGAATCATCGGAAAGATCGGTGGTGACCCGACTTACGCGTTGTTCCTCACGAACCTCGCGATTACGGTCAGCACTCCGGTAGCGCTCAATCAGTTCTACATCTATCAGCCGTAACGGAAGGCTATGCCTCTCATCAAGGACACCGCTGCTGTAATCGTTGGTGCGGTAGACAGCTACTCCACTTCGACGAGCTGTGTGACGAGTCCTCCGCCGTCGTCACCGCCGAATAGCGGGCACGGGAACGACGGAGGCACTTCTGAACTATGCAATTCGTATTCGTACGTGCAAGCGATGGTGAGAATCCTGTTCTGCGTTGAGATGGGTCTTCCTTACGCCCTTGCTCCAGACGAAAACACCCCCGGCAATTTCATCGTTTGTGTTGAAGTATGAGCACAATCACTACAACCTGCGATAGTCCCACCGTAACGGGCAGTCAGACATGCAGGACGTGTCATACCCATTACCACGATGCGGGGCAGTTGCAGTTCAAGAATTCGACGGGATGGGGTACTGGCGCCAATTCGAAAGACGTATTGGATGGAGACATCCATGTAGTGTGGCAGGTCAAACCGGGCACGCTGGGTGCCGCGGTGGGTTTTCGTGACGCATCCAAGCGCAGCATGCCGGTCAATCCGCTTCTGTTCGAGCACGGAGTCATTTACTCGGCAGATGAATTCGGCGCTATTGCGACGGTCATTGAGAACGGTGTCCAAGGCGGTGGTTTTGCGCTGACTGGTGCTGAGACCTTCGAGATCCGTCGCCATAGCAACAACGTGTACTACCTCATCGGCAAGAAAGTCATCTACTCCTCGCTCAATCAGAGCTATGGAACGAAGCTTGTCATGGGCTGCTTGTATGCGACGGGAGACGTAATCCTGTGACGGCGATCGTCTTTGAAGCGTTCTCTGGCTCTCTAGGCAACGCTACTTCGTATGCTCCGAAATTCCGCTCGGGCGGCGGCAACGCTTCGCTGGCCAACTACGGTCTCGGCGCAGCACCGAAGTTCAACGCCAAGTCGAAGCCCTATCGCATTGGGCGTTCCCTGAACGGAGCGGCAGCGCCGCACTTTGCTTCCCAAAGCGCACATTTCGCTGGCGACTACGCGCAGGCAAAGACGCCGCGCTTCTGCGCATTTGCTTATAGCGCCATCATCGATCCTACGGTCAATCTCGGACATGGCGCTGCTCCACGTTTTCGCGCCCAGGGCCGCGCTACGGCCATCATCGCGGGTAACGGCAACGCAGCAATGCCGGCTTTCCTCGGGCTGTCTTCTAACGCCCTGAGCGGAAATTACGCAATCGCCGCGATGCCGCATATGCGCTCAAGGGGTATCCGGCGCTTGGATTACATCGGACGTCTATTCGCGCAGCAGTCACCGGGTTTTGCGCAGCTCACCGACTCCGATGGCGGCACGGGTGGTCGCACGGTGTATCTATACAGCAATGTCATCGCAGAAACCGATATGCGCTTGTCGCTCGGTTTGGCCTTTGCGGAAATCGTTGCCGTCGCCACTTCTCTGTCGTCCCGCCGACCGGTGATTCGTCAGTCGTACGAGGACTCCGTGTTTTTCGAGGACGTTTTTGTCCTCATTAATCGTATGGTGCTCGACGACAGCGTGACGCTTTCCGACACGTCCGCGCTGACGCTCCATAAATATCTCGCCCTCGCCGACATGCTGGCTGTGCAAGACAGTACGATGACGAAGCGCGAAGCGCTTATGACGATCGCGGCAACGGTCTACCTGGCAGAGCAGCTCAGTGCGGGGTACGTCGTGCAGTTTAGCGACGCGGTCGCTGTGGCGGCGATGCAGGACGTGCGCGCGCAGTATCTCGTCTCGCTGCTCGAAGCGCTCGACACGCAGGACGATCTATCCATGCGCTTGCACATGCTGATCACGGCGCAGGATGGGTTGCTCCTGACCGATGCGGTCACCGCGTCGCGCGCGGCGTTGATGGGGCTGCTTGACCAAGTCGTCATCGGCGGCGTCTTCCGCTTCGCTGGGCTCGACTACCAGATCTATGCGATGACGACGGTAGGCGCCGCCGTCTCGGAGTATCAGGGGTGGAAGTACAACTCGCTGTTCAATGTGGACGGCGTGACGTACGGCGTCGACGACACGGGACTCGCGAAGCTCGAAGGCGATTCGGACGACGGCACTCCGATCGATGCGTCGGTGCGCATGGGGTTGTCGACCCTCGGCACATCGCTCTACAAGGCAACGCCGACGGTGTATGCGGGCTTCGACAGCCGGAGCGGACAGATGCTGCTCAAGGTGATCACGGCGGATCGCGGCGTCAAGAAAGAGAACTTCTACAAGCTCAGCACGATTGCGCGCAACAGCGCTACGGGTGCGCGCTTCGATGTGAGCAAGGGGCTGCATTCGGTCTATTTCGACTACGAGATCGCGAATATCGACGGGGAATATTTCGACCTCGATTTCGTCGAAGTGTGGCGCATGGCGTTGACAAGGAGAAAGACATGAGTTTCCTGTGCAGCATTACGCCTACCGGCGCAAACGAGCAGGTACTGCAGCACTTCGCGAATCTGGATGCGCTGACGCAGCAGTATCAGACGACGGCGCTCAACTATGTGACCCAAATGGGTACGTTCCAGATACCGAACATGTCCTTCGTCGTGCAGCCGCCGTCGGTGTCGAACTACGCGATTTACACGCCCGACAAGGCGCCGACTTTGCAGCCGGTACCCACGGCCGACCACATCGGGGAGCTGCCGGAGAATCCGCAGTACGTGGATGTCGACGCGGTGACGTTGGATGAGTATCCGGACAAACCGCCATCTGCCCCGGCGCCGAGCTTCTCGGATACGAAGCCGGTGCCTTACAGTCCGACGTTCGCGCCGAGTCCGTCGCTCAAGTCCGTCAGCAACCCGACGTTCGGCGACCACACGAGCGGCATTTTGGCGCCGCTGCCGCGCGCCATCCTGTTGCCGACTCCGCCGACGGTCAATTGGGACGGTATCGACCTCAGCACTACTCTGCCGACGTTCAACATGACGCCGCCGGACGCGCACGAATTCCAATTCACGCCGGATACGTATCAGGTTCAGATCTTGCAGTCGATCAAGCCGGTCATTCAGTCCATGCTGGCCGGCAACAGCGGCTTGCCGACTGCGGTGGAGGATGCGATCTGGCAGCGCGCCGCCGAGCGCGAATCTGTCCTCGCGTTCCAGGCTGAGCAGGAAGCGCTCCAGAGCTACGCGTCCAAAGGCTTCACGCTGCCCGGTGGCCCGCTCAACGCGGCACTCGCGCGCGTGCGGCAAGATGCTCAGGACAAGAAGTCGACGTTGTCGCGCGACGTGATGATTCGGCAGCACGAGGTGCAGATCGAGCAGCTCAAGTTCGCCGTGGCTCAGGGGCTCGCGTACGAGAACCTGTTCATGCAGCAGTACGCCGTCGTTCAAGGCATGCGGCTGGAGGCAGCGAAGTTCTCGGTCCAGATCGCACTGTCGGTGTTCCAGGCATGGGTGTCGAAGTTCCAGGTCGATGCGGAGCTCGTGCGCATTCAGCTCGAAACCAAGCGCGAGCAGATCCAGCTCAACCTCGGGAAGTTACAGGGATGGCGTGACCAGCTCGAAGGCCAGCGCTTGATCGGTACGCTGAATCAGCAGGACATCGACCTGTACAACGGCCGGCTCAATGCGGTGCTCACCGACGCGCGGATCTATGAAACGGAAGTCAACTCGGCGAAGCTCGTACTCGATGAGAATATGCAGCTCATTCAACAGGCGAAGCTGCTAACCGATCAGGAGATGGCGAAACTACAAGCGAAGGAGATCGAGAGCCACCTGTACATCGCCGACATCCAGGCCGAAGCGACGAAGCAGCAGACGTGGGCGACGCGGTCGCAGACGTTTGTTGCGCAGATGGGTGCGTGGTCGACCGCTCAGAACGTCAAGCTGGAGAACATGCGCGCACTGCTTGCGAGAAACCAGGAGCTATCGCAGCGCTTCGACAGCCAGATCAACGGGTTCAACGCCAAGGCAGGCTTGATCCGGACGCAGGGTGAACTGATCGTGCAGAGCAATCAGACGGCGATCCAGGGTTACTCGGCGGAGACGCAGGCGAAATCGTCGTTCAACAATGCGCTGATCGAGAAGTCGCGCGCGATCGTCGCGCTTGCGCAGCAGAACATCGAGCTGATGATCAAGAACGGCGAGATCAACATCCAGAACAGCATCGAAGTGAAGCGCGTTCAGGAGCAGGCACTGTCCACGGCAACCCAGGCCATCGTTCAACTGCTCGCCAGTGTCTTGGCTGGTCACCATACCAGCGCTTCGATCTCCGACTCTTCGTCGGTGAACGGGAGCTGCAGCTATTCCACGAGCCAGGTGATTGACGGATGAAGCCGATCGAGAAGTCGTTGTTCGCACCGAACCGGACGCTCGCCGAGCAGCGGAAGAAAGCGCTCGACGAAGCGGCTGCGCGGCGTAATCCCGAGCGCTTTCGCAGGGACAATAAAAACAGAAAAATTCGTTAATTTGTACATTTTTATATTTTTGAACACGTCTCTGTTCAGCGCTATAGTCGGGCTGCTATGGATGACTCGTTCTCCGGACTCGACGGCTCTACCCGCCGCTTTCTCGGCGGCATCCTGCGGCGCTCTGTTGCCGGCGGCGACGTGTCGCCGAATAGCGGCAATGCGACAGCGACGGGCATCCTCAACGACTGGCAGGCAGCGCAGAACGCGCCCTACGGATCGATCGCGTACCGCAACGACCCGAACCGCTACGGTTCGATCGCGAGCCGCATGGCGCCGGGGCTGTTCGGGCCGTCCGGGTCGCTGAATCCGGAGTATCGGCAGGAGCAGGCGGACTACCAGCGCGGTATCCAGCAAGGCGCCGAGCAGCGCCGGCAAGTGGGAGCGCAGGACGACTACATGCGGCGCCAGGCCGCGTACACCGCCCAAGCGCTGCAGTCGTTCCTCCCCTCCTCTTCCGCGCCGCGCGGGATCAGCCGGATCGATGTGTCGTCGCCGTTTTCGTCGCCGCGTGAGGACGACGAGGACTCGTACGTGAACCCGTACTGATGGGCGCGAGGGCTACAAAAAAGGTTTCCCCAGCAGATCGCCGAAATTCGCGAGGTACTTCTGCACAGCCGCGCGGTCGTCGTCTGTCATCTGCTCTGCGCCAAGAGAGCCACGTAGACTTTGCCACGCGATCTCAGCAAGTCGTTGCAGCACTGCACGCCGGCGAAGTAAATATTCTGCGTCTGCAGTTGGTAAAGGCTCAGCAAGATTTGCAGCTTCAACGTGCGGGGGAAACTGTATCGCGCTTAGTACAGCAAGCATTAGGGCTTGCTCCGCCTGATGCACTGCTCTGTCCTGCCTGCGGGCAGCAAACAGATGGTTCACTTGTACGACCAACTGCTCCCCGAGTTGCTCCATTAGGTGCAACCGATGCTCAAGCTCCGCAACGCGGGTTTCGAGCGACTTTGAAGGCGGCTGCGCGCTCACTGCTGGCTCAAATCGCCGGACGCCGCCGCACGGATTGACTCAACTCAGGTGGCTCGGTAGCGATCGACTTTTTGGGCGGGACGAAGAGAAGGTAGAGATAGAAAGGTATGCCGACGAGAGGAATTGGCACGAGGAGCGCTAACCACCAAGGCTTACTCGCGTTATCAGCTCGTTTAAGTGCTGCACCGAACTGCGCTACCAGGCAGACAACAACCAGAAAAGCAATAAGCACCATTGCGTCAGCGTTGTTTGGATTGATGGCTTCTGCGGCGAATCTTGCAAACAACCCGATAGCGATCGTGCAAAGCAGAAAAGCAATGCGCCCCATAGCGGCCTCCTAACGCTGCTCAGGGTGCCCGAGTCTACGCCGCTACAACGCGGTGTCAAATTGAGGTGCAGAAATGTATAACGTCGACAGCAGGATTTTTAAAGGAGACGAAGGTACTCCCAACTTGCCGACTCGCGCGTCTCCGCCGTGGACCCCTCCGCGCTCAATCGGAAGCTATGTCAGCCAAGCGGTTGACAATACTGCGCCTGGAGCAAGCAGCGTCGCTTCATCCTTCTACGACGCAGCGCCGGATATAGCGTCGAAGTTGCAACGCACTGGGCCGAATCTTCTGCCCCCCGACGTCGCGCGCCGCCGCGTCGGCGACACGCAGATCTATGCCGGCGTCGGTGCGCATGGCGAGCCGGTGTTCTCCGATACGGTCGAAGGTGCGCAGAACATCAACCCGGCCACGGGGCGGAAATACACCGGCGACGGCGCGATGCCGGCGTCGCTCGATGCCAGCGATCCGGGTTACGTGCAGCGGCGCGCGGTCGGCAGTCTGCGCGACCAGGACGCGGCGGGTTACCCCGGCGGCACGGTCGGCGGCGTCCCAGCGCAGTACCGGCAGCCGGTGGCGCCCGCCGGCGTGGGTTCCGACCAGGCCGCAGTGACGCGCCGTACGATCGGCAACCTGCGCGCTGCGCCGGGCGGCGACCAAGCCTGGGCGCCGAACTCGCTGGGCGTGACGTCGGGGGACGCGCTGCGCTTGTCACCGCAGCAGCGCCAGCAAGCGATCAACGAGATGGTCGCGTACAACTCCCGGCCCGATGCGGACGCGGACACCGCCGCGGCCAACCGCTCGATGCTGACGCAACTCGACCAGTCACCACGGCCGGGTGCGTACGATCCCACCGGCTACTTCTACCGCAACACGGTCGGCGGTCAGAACGTGGCTGGGATGAATCCGTTGGAGTTCATGCGCTTTGCTGCGGAGCAGCAGAATGCGGACGCGAACCGCGGACTCAAGGCGCAGCGCATCAAGAA